GCAGTAGAGGATTCTGTGCCTGGTAAATCATTGAAGTGGATGATTGTAGAAAAAAATACAAATACAATCATAGGATTTTGTAGATTTGGATCTCCTACAATTAATTCCAAACCACGTAATGATTGGTTAGGTACAACACCTGATTTAGGTATCTTTAATCGTCATGCCATCATGGGATTTATTATTGTTCCCACTCAACCATTTGGATATAATTATCTTGGTGGTAAATTATTGGCTATGTTATGTTGTACACATGAAGTAAGAGATATATTAAATAAGAAGTATGATGCAGATATTTGTCATTTTGAAACAACATCTCTTTATGGAACTACAAAGAGTTCATCACAGTATGATGGATTGAAACCTATTCTAAGATATAAAGGTTTGACTCAAAGTAATTTCACTCCTTTACTTCATGATCACATATTTAAAAATTTAAACAAATGGTTCATCGAAAGAAACAATGGGGATCTTCTGGTCAAGGCGGACGCATCCAGTCGGAAGTTAAAAACACAAACAAAGATGATATCCATCATCAAGAAAAACTTATCTTCTCAAAAGGCTGTGGAATTCCAAACTGCGATTGCAAATGCAACAGCAATGACTGAAAAGAAAAGAACATATTTTTCCAATTATGGTTTCCAGAATGTTAGAGAAGTCTTACTTGGAGAAGATAAACAATTAGTTGAAAACCCACAAAACTTTGATAAGTTTTATATTGATGCTGTTGTAAAGAAGTGGAAAAAGATGGCTACAAAAAGATACAATAAATTAAAAGAGTGTGGAAGTTTAAGAACTGAGCTAGAAGTGTGGACAAAAGATATGGATATTGATATAATAAGATGAGAAAGATATGGAGGATTTGGGCAAAAGCACTTGGAGACAAGTCTGGTAGATCTGACAAAGAAGCAGATACTGTTGCTCTGATTAGAACTTTAATCTTTCTTCAACTCGTAATTACAAACTGTTTTATCGTTGCAGGAAACATTCGACACTGGAACGATCATTATACGCCACCACATTATGAACATCTTCGTGACTGATCCTGACCCAATTGTTTCGGCTCAAGTTTTGCCTGACAAACATGTGGTCAAAATGCCTCTTGAAACTTGCCAAATGTTGGCAGTTGTCTATTCTAAATGGTATTTCGACTGGGGTAATGACTTATTACCTAAGAAAGATGGAACACCATACAACACAGAGAAAGGCGCCTTCAGAGGTCATCCTTGCACCATATGGGCAGGAGAAAATATATTCAATACAGCTTGGTTAATTCAACATGGATTTGGATTACTTCAAGAATATACAAACAGATATGGTAAAATACATTCTTGTCAAACTGCCATGAATGCTGCAGAAAAAGTATTTGAAGAAAAAACTGGTCGAACCATATCTTGTTACAAAGAATCAACACCATTTGCATTTGCAGGCCCTGATGAATTTAAACATGATGCAAGTATTGATATCTTAACTAAGTACAAAAGATACATTGCCTCCAAACCTTGGGTGTGTAATAATTATATTAGAAAACCAAATCGTAAACCTGATTGGCTATGACTATTTTGACTGAAAATTATCAGAAACTTACAACTGATGTTACTAGGATTGCAAATTCATTGGAACGTATTGCTGCAGCATTAGAACATTTACATATAGAACAAATTGATAATATAGATCATAATCACGTTGAGGGTGATATTAATAATCATCCAAAAACTTGGTAATGAAACATATACTATTTGATTTACGTGGATGTCTTTTTGATAATCTATTAAACGAAGAAGAATACATACGTGATAGTTTAGTGAACGCATCAATCGTTGCTAAATCACCCTATCTGGATGTAGTCACACATAAATTTGAACCACAAGGTGTAACTGGTTTTGCTTTGTTGAAAGATAGTCATGTTAGCATACATACATGGCCTGAACATAGTCTTGCCAAATGCGATATATTTACATGTAGTTATAGCACTAAACCATTGGATGCAGTGGAATATTTGAAAGAACGTTTTCACTCAACAGAAGTTGTAAAATGGGCATGTGATAGATCAACTGGTATTGATATGACATTATGAAAGAATTTGATTATGACCTCGATTACAAAAGCATTGACTTTTCACTTGAAGAGAACCGCAAACTTTATCGCATTGGAAGGGGGGAACAAGGAGTGTTATTGGTACGCCCTTATACTAACGATATATGCGCTCATTGGAGATTTGTAAATGAAACTGTGGCTCGCAAATCTTCTAATAAAATATACGCCATGTTTTGTGACTATAAAGACAAACAAGACTTCATTGGAATGGACATGGCACGGAAATTTCTTGAGATGGGATTTACTCGCTCCCGTCGGTATGCAAATCATTCTGACGGACGGAAGTACGCTGAAGACGGTTCAATTAGACCCCAATCGCCAGATGCACTATACTGTGAAAAGTCCAAGTCTGCAAGGGTTTTCAAACAAATGAGAGACAAGGCGGCATACGACCCTACATATAAACAAATGAGAAAATTATGGAGATCTCAAGAATGAACATTTTTTTATCATGTCCACCAATATATACTTTGCCTGGCACATGGAATGATCCAGAAAAAATTGCAAGATGTAATGACACACTAATTCCTCATGCACATTTAGGCCAAGGTGCAGGATTTGCTGTATTTCTTGGTTTACTTGTTTTAGGTTTAGTTGTATATGGAATATACATGACCTTTGGTAGTGGAGGTAAAGATCTTAGAGATGAAATCAGAGAACATGCAAGGATGCATGAGCTTGGAATTGCACATGGCCATGAGGGTGATCACCCAATCATGACACAAAAAGCTCAAGAACAGGACTATCCACAACACAAACATAAAGTGTAAGATATAATTTATATTATGGAATTGAAAGATTGGTTGAACTCGATTAATTTAAGTAAGAAAAATTTAATCAAAGAAGATCCAGACAGTGAACGTAAGTATGCACCATTTATTATTAATAAATGTATGTCTGGTCATTTAGATACTGTCCTATTAGCTAATGAGATGAACATGAATCACTCATTAGCTAAGTCTTTACAATATGATTTTTTTCTAAATAGTGTTAGGAAAAAGAAGAGATTCTCTCCTTGGTTACGAAAGGATAAAATCAAGGATCTTGATGTGGTCAAATCATACTATGGTTATAGTAACGAAAAAGCCATACAAGTTCTACGTATTTTAACTTCCGAACAAATTGCATTTATTAGATCTAAACTTGAGATTGGAGGAAAAAGATGAGTATTGTGGAACCAGAGGTTCGTTGGAATCCTGATAACATGATTGAGGTTTCTCTTAGAGAACCAGATGATTTTTTAAAAGTTCGTGAAACACTAACACGTATTGGTGTTGCTTCAAGAAAAGAGAAAAAACTCTATCAATCCTGTCACATTTTACATAAACAAGGAAAATATTTCATAGTTCATTTTAAAGAGTTGTTTGCATTGGATGGTAAAACTGCAAACTTAACACAGAATGATGTAGCTCGTAGAAATCGTATTACGCAATTACTTGTAGATTGGGGATTAGTAGATCTTGTAGAAGAGGATCAACAACTAGATATCGCACCACTCAATCAAATTAAAGTTTTAGCTTATGGTGAGAAGGGAGATTGGATTTTGGAGACAAAGTACAATATAGGTAAAAAGCGAAAAACTGAAGATGCTAAATAGTCAATGTGCGTTAGCAATATTTTTTAAAAATTACCACCACTAAAGGAGTAGGGTTTACCTTACTCCTTTTTTAATGCTATCTATTATAATTAGTAGTGTACGCCGAAAGGGTACACAAATTACACTCGCTTACTAAGGAGAACTATGAACTTACAAAGGTATCACTCTGCAAATTTACCAGAGTTGATGAAAATAATTTCCAAGAACGGCATAGGTATGGATGATTACCTTGATCGTTTTTTTAATTCTTACGAAACTACATCGAACTACCCACCCTATAATCTAGTTCAGTTAAATAACATTGAATCTCTTCTAGAGATTGCCCTAGCTGGATTTAAGAAAAATGAAATTCATGTTTATACTGAGTACGGAAAACTATTTGTTGAAGGGAAGAAAGAAATTAATCAAGAGACAGGATCCGAGTATATCCATCAAGGCTTGGCTCAGAGAAATTTCACAAGAGAGTGGGCACTTTCAGAAGATGTTGAGGTCAGAGAAGTTCAATTCACAGATGGACTTCTTACCGTTAAGTTGGGTAAGATAGTACCAGAACATCATGCAAGAAAAGATTACCTCTGATTATCAACACCCAGACTTTTATAAAAGCCCAATGGGTGTGGTGTATGAAAAAAACCCAAAGATAACATACCCACACCTATATGCTGTGTTTCTACTAGATTCACATAATACAAGTTGGTTTTATATACGTGAGGATAGAACGTGTTATTGGGAACACACTCGTAAAGATAAGGACAAGGTTACTGAGGAGGCAGAAGGATTACAACTTGATCTATTCGGTAAACCAGTATTATCAAAAGAGTTTATTATGAAAGCAATACTTTAGGGATCTTGACGATCCCTTTTTTTTATGATATAATTTAAATAGTTTATTGAAAAAAATGACAGTTAAACTTCTTACATTAAAACCACAACAAGATGTTATTGCTGATATTGAGGAGATTAGAACTAAAGAAAAGAAACCAAAAATAGTTGGATATCAATTAACAAATCCATATTCAATTACACTTTCTAGAATCCCAGACGATGATCAAAAATTAAGTGTAAATATAAGTAGATGGAATCCATATTCTGCTGATGTGGTATATCAAATTCCTGCTGATATTGTCAATGTAATATGTGAGCCACTTCCTAAATTAAAATCATCATGGGAAGAAAAAGTTACAGCAGAGGAACAACAAGCCGCTAAATTACAATCAACAAACACTGTAATCGAACAAGAATTATTAAATGAAGAACGTACAGATTCTGATACTGAAGAATGAACAAATTCTTATCTCTGAAGTTACATCAGTAGTACAAGAGATAGGAGAGCCTGATTGTAAGTTAATTAAACCAAAATTAGTTATTGAGGGCAAAACTGCAAAAGAAAGAATAATTGAATGGTTGAATTTTACAACACAGGATGTTATAATGATCAGGTCGGATGATGTTCTTACATTTGTCGAACCGACCAAAGATTTACTTGATTACTATTTGTCAATTACATAATGCGATTTTACACGAACGTTCAAATGGTTGGGGATCAAATCCTGATCCGTGGCTATGAGGATGGTAAGAGATTCTCCAACAGAGAAATCTATAAACCCACCATGTTCGTTTCATCTAATGTTAAGACAAAATATAAAACACTTACTGGTGATTATGTAGAACCAGTAAAACCTGGCACTATCAAAGAAACTAGAGAGTTCATATCAAAATATGAAGGTGTAGATGGATTTAAAATATTTGGTTTTGAAAGGTTTATATATCAATTCATTTCTGATAACTATCCAGAAGATCAGATTGAATTTGATATTAGTAAAATCAAATTAATCACAATTGATATTGAAACAATGTCTGAGAATGGATTTCCTGATGTGGAATCTACCTCAGAAGAAATACTATTGGTAACAATACAAGATTATACTACAAAGGAAATAATTACTTGGGGAACAAGACCTTTTACTAATACACATGACAATGTAGATTATCGTCTATGTAATGATGAACATCACCTATTGAGTTCTTTCATACAATGGTGGATTGAGAATACTCCAGATGTTGTCACAGGTTGGAACTGTGAGTTTTTTGATATACCTTATATTGCTGGTCGTCTTAATCGTGTATTAGGATCTAAATTAATGAAACGATTATCACCTTGGGGCCTTGTTACTCAAAGTGATGTTGTTGTCAGAGGACGTAAAAATTTCATAGTTGACATTGGTGGTGTGTCTGTATTGGATTATATGCGTCTTTATAGATGGTCGCCTGGCACACCTAATCAAGAGAGCTTTCGTTTAGATTATATCGCACAACAAGAACTAGGACAAAAGAAACTTGACCACTCTGAGTTTGATACATTCAAAGATTTTTATACAAAAGGTTGGCAAAAGTTTGTTGAATACAATATTATTGACGTACAATTAGTTGACCGTTTCGAGGATAAACTAAAGTTGATTGAACTTGCATTAACTATGGCTTATGATGCAAAAGTTAACTATCAGGATATATTCTTTCAAGTTAGATTGTGGGATTGTATTATTTACAACGAATTGAAGAGAAGAAATATTGCAATACCTCAGAAAGTAGGATCAAAAAAGGATGAAAAGTATGCAGGAGCTTATGTAAAAGAACCTATTCCAGGCAAGTATGATTGGGTAGTTAGTTTTGACCTTAACAGTCTGTATCCACATTTAATTATGCAATACAATATATCTCCAGAAACACTTATTGAACAGAGACACCCAACAGCAACCGTAGATAAAATTCTTGCAGAAGATATTAATTTTGAATTGTATAAAGATAATGCAATATGTGCAAATGGTGCAATGTATCGTAAAGATAAAAGAGGATTTTTACCTGAGTTGATGCAGAAATATTATGACGAACGTGTCATATATAAAAAGAGAATGATAAAGGCGAAGAAAGCTTATGAGAAGACCCCCAGTAAATCATTGGAGAAGGAAATTGCAAGGTGTAACAATATCCAAATGGCAAAGAAAATATCTCTTAACAGTGCTTATGGTGCTATTGGGAACCAGTATTTCCGTTATTATAAATTAGAAAATGCAGAGGCCATAACTCTGTCTGGTCAAGTCTCTATTCGTTGGATAGAGAATAAAATGAACCAAAAAATTAACCACATATTAAAAACTAAGGATGTTGACTATGTTATTGCTTCTGATACTGATTCTATCTATCTTAATCTTGGGCCTTTGGTGGAAGTCATATACAAAGAACGAGAGAAGAATGTTGCGAGTATTGTCTCGTTCCTTGATAAGATCTGTGAAATGGAATTTGAGTTGTATATTGAGAGTTCTTACAAAGCGTTGGCCTCATACGTCAACGCCTACGATCAGAAAATGTTTATGAAACGTGAGAACATTGCTGATCGTGGTATATGGACTGCAAAGAAAAGATATATTTTAAATGTATGGGATAGTGAAGGTGTAAGATATAGTGAACCTAAACTTAAAATAATGGGTATTGAGGCAGTTAAATCTTCAACCCCTGCACCATGTCGTAAAGCTATTAAAGATGCATTGGCAGTTATGATGAGTGGTACAGAAGATGAGATGATTGACTTTATAGATCAGTTTCGTAAAACATTTAAATCCTTACCACCAGAAGAAATATCATTTCCAAGAACTGTAAGTGATGTTGTAAAGTATAAAGGTCGAAATGCAATTTATGAAAAGGGAACACCTATCCATGCAAGGGGATCTCTCTTGTTTAATCATCATGTAAAAAGACTTGGATTAGAAGGAAAGTATTCTCTTATTGGTAATGGTGAAAAGGTAAAATTTTGTTACTTGAGATCTCCAAATCCCATACATG